AATGCTGTATTAAATCCAGCGGTTGCAACAGGTGGAACTATTATAATCGCTAGGGTATCGCCTTTAGTATTAGAGATGTTACTTAATAATGTTACAGCCTACGTTTTAGATACTTCTAATAATGAATTGCTACAATTAAATTCCTTTATCACAAACAAAGTATTTTTTAAATCAACAATAACAAATAATCAATCATGGGAAAGTTATACAAAGGTCAAACTGACCTTACAATCGAGGTTAAAGTAGATACCGATTTAACAGGGTTTACCTATGCTAAATTAGTATTTAAAAGTCCTAGCGGTATTGAAAAAATAGCGACATCAACAACTATAAAAAATACAACTTTGGGTATATTAGAGTTTATTGCAAATGATGCAAGTTTCTTTAACGAGACAGGGCAATGGAGATGTTGGGCTAGATGCATAAATGAGCAAGGATTGATTTCTATTGGTGAGACTGATTTTTTTATAATATGTAAAGAAGGCAATTCATAATTTTTTTGTACTTTTATAAAAAATTACTATATTATGAAAAAGATTAAATTTATTTTACCAGCTTGGGATGCAGTTAAAAATGAACTAATTGCAGTAGATACAGAAATGGAAATGGAAAAAGACAGAGCAGACGAGGCAATTCGTTTAGGTGTGGCTATCGAAATCGAAGTAAAAACTAAAGCGAAAAAATAATGTATATCGATGTGCTACCGTTGGATGAGGTTAAGCTATTTTTAAAGATAGACGATGCTCAAACAGAAACAGACGACGAAATTACCACAATGGTAAGCGCTGCTTTGCGCTTTATCGAGTTGCGTACTAATATAATTATGTATGCACGTGATAAGGATTATTTCGGTTGTCCTACTGTAAACGTTTACGATTATCCGATTAACACGCCAAGCGTAGGCACTCAATACAATTATTTTTCTTGTGTTCCGACAATCGATAACAAAGTTACGCTTAACGTCGGATATGTTGACCCTGATGACGTGCCAGATGATTTAAAACAAGCTGCTTTGCAAATGATAAAAGTTTGGTTTTATGAGAGCGAAAAGCAAATTAATACTTCTCTTATTCCAACAAATGTTATCGAGGTAATCGATGCGAATAGACGCTTTATATGTTAGCCAGAAATTATGATAAACGAATAACCTTTTATGAAAGCGTCGAAACAGACGATACTTTCGGGGGGTTCTTTGTTACCGAAAACGAAGTATCTAAGCAATGGGCAAGAATTGATACGTTTAGTTCTACACGCTATACAGACGAAGGACTACAAATCAACGAACCAAAGCTAAAATTATATTTGCGTTATCGAAAAGATTTAGTATTACAAGCTAACAAACATTTCTTTTATTATAAGAATAAAAAGTATGTGATTGAAGTAATCGTAAATCACGATTTGAGAGATTTAGATATTGAATTAATATGCTATGGCAAAGATTAAAGGACTCGATAAACTACTCAAAGACTTGGATAAGTTCGGCAAGGATGCCGTTGTAGTTGTTGATGCCGAAATGGAAGCCGTTGCACTAGATATGGTTAAGATTGCTAAAGCAAACGCACGTTTTGACACTGGTAAACTAAAGCAATCAATTAGACATGACAAACGTAAGGTTTTATATCACGTTGTAGAAGCAGGTGGAGATTTAGCACCTTACGCACCTTATCACGAATTCGGTACAGGAGGCTTGGTTCAAGTACCTAAAGAATTTGAAGAAGATGCAGCACTTGCAAGAGGCAAAGGCATTAGAATGGTTAATATTATGCCACAGCCTTTTATGCATCCTGCTTACTTGGTAGGGCAAAAAGAGCTACCTAAAAAAATAAAAAAAGAACTCGATAAATTGGCTAAAAAAGTATAAATTTGAAGTATGGAGAAAAGTAACCCAAACAAACATATTCGTAAGGCGATTTACTCGGCTATTAACGGTATGATTGTTAACGGAATTGCAATACCTTGTTATGATACAAGGGTAAAACCTACTGAAAATCCAAACTTTTACGTTCTTATGATCACGCAAACAAAAACAGTCGATAAAGCAAATAAATGTGAGTATCGCTGGAATTGTGATATATTACTCGATGTTGTTACAAGATACCAAACAGCAGGGAATGCAGGTTCAAGAATGTTGGCAGATGATATTGAGGATAAATTAAGGGATTTGACTAATAATTTAGTAGTTCCTAATTTTAGCGTTATTACTCAAACATTTGCACAAGAAACACAACTAGACAATATAAATACAACTGAAATAGTTTACAGAAATTTAGCAAGAATAACATTAATACTTAATTAGCAATATTATGGCAAATCCAATTAAAGGAGAAAATAACATTCTCTTTATCTACAACGGCACAGCTTACGAGCCTATCGCTTGTTTGACTTCTAACTCAATCAGTAATGCAGTTAGCGTTATTGAGAGCCAAACAAAATGTTTTCCAGGCGAGGTAAAAAAACAAGCTGGAGTTATTTCCGCTTCAATTGATTTCGAGGGAGAATTTATCGACACTACAAGTGTAGGAGGAGAAACTACGAAAGCATCCTTTGATAGCTTATTGACTATCCAAAACGCAAGAACGGTTTTTAAATGGAAAATTGATACAGACTTACCAAATACAGCTACATCTTACAAAATGTACGGATTTGGAGTTTTGACTGATTTATCCTTAGATGCTGCTGCTGGAGACGAACTACAAACATTTAGCGGAACTATAGACGTAAGCGGACTTATCTTAAACGCTGAGCCAGTTTAATATGAAAAAGGATATTAAGCTAGGTAACGAAGTACATTCGTTTTCGTTCGGTTTGGGGTTTGTTGGCGATATGCTAGAGGAATTGGCTTTGGATTATATTGACTTCTCACAAAAGATAGATGGCAATCCTTTTAAATGGATTCCTATAACTATGCTACATTCTTTAAACTATGGGAAAGCTAATAAGTGGACTATCGAACAACTTTTGGAAGTATTGGAAGCCGATGGAGGTTTTCAATCGACTGCTTTGCAAGACTTCAAAGACACTTATATTCTATCTTTGACAAAGAACGTTCCAACACAGCCACAAGACAATAAAAAAAAAGTGAAAACATAGATTGGAATAAAGACGTGATTTCATTTGCAATTGGCGAACTTGGAATGCCTACCTTAGAAAGTGTTTATAACATGACTTGGGCAGAGTTTCAAATTCGCCTTTTTGCTTATAATAGGATGGAACAAAATCAATGGTTTAAAATACGTGAGTTAGCTTGGAGTGCTACGATAGCACCGCACCTAAATCCTAAAAAGATGCCAAAGTCAAAAGATGCATTTATGAATTTAGGCAGTACTAATACTAGCAAGTCAGGAGTATCACAAGCGCAAAAAGAAGCATTTTTAGCCGCATATCAGCAATACCAAAAAGAAGCAAATCATGTCAAAAATTGAGATAGAAATAAGCGGTAATTCGGACGAATTAAGCAAAGAAATTGTACAAGCTAAAAAAGACCTACGTTCCTTAGAAAAAGAAAAGGAAACTAAGGTCAAGATTGGCGCGGACACTTCTGATTTAGATAGACGTATTTCAGAGGTTAAGCGTACTATGTCAACTCTTGACACACAATTAACCAAAACCACACAGGCAACACAAAACTTTAGTAAGGCAACTGCAAACGGTGGCAACACTCTTACTCAGTTTTCACGTATTGCGCAAGATGCACCTTTTGGTATTATTGGTATTGGAAACAACTTAACCGCAACGGCTGAGGCTTTTGGTAATTTAAGTAAGTCTAGCGGTGGAGCAACAAACGCATTAAAGGCGGTAGGCGCTTCTTTACTTGGTAGTGGCGGTGTTTTGTTGGCTATTTCTTTAGTTACTACTGGGTTAACATATATGGCTCAAAGTGGGCTAACCATTGGCGATGTAATGGATAAGTTAACTGGCAAGTTTGATGCAGTAGGTAGGGCGATGAGTGAAGCATTTGCGGAAGCAGCTAAAAACTCGGCATCTGAAATATCGCAAATGAAAGCCTTTGTGAATGTAGCAAGTGATGTTAATTTATCAATGCAAAAAAGACTTTTGGCAGTTGACAAATTACAAAAAGATTACCCTGCTTATTTCGGCAACTTAACAAAAGAACAAATTTTAAACGGGGAAGTATCAACAGCAGTACAAGGGTTAACAAACGCATTAATTGCAAAGGCAAAAGCACAGGCATTTAGTAATCGTATTGCTGAACTAGCAGAAAAGAGTTTACAAAATGATTTAAAAGCGGTTAAACTAAGAGAGGATTTATTAAAACTAGAGGGACAATTAGCACAAGCACAAAACAACAAAGCAGCGGCACAGTTTGGAGGAAATACGGCAGAAGCAGCAGGAATACAAGGCGTAATATCTAGGATAGAAACCCAAAGAGAAGCTATTTTTGATTTGATAAAAGCAAATCAAGAAAACGCTAAAATAATGCAAATTTATACAGGCGAAATAAATAAAGCTACTGCTGCATCGATTTTGTTAGAACAAAAAACACCAAAAATAGGTAAACAAGAAAAAACAGGAAATACTCCACAAGTATCACAATTACAAACAGCAATACAGCCAGCGGTAATAGTGCCAAAAATAGGTGCGCAATTAAAAGAGGAGTTGGTAAACATAAAACTTGCGACTGCTGCTATTTCTGAGGAAATGTTAATGTTTACCGAAAATCTAAACGGTATCATACAAGGCGGTTTATCTGATGCTTTGGCAGGGATTGGAGATGCAATAGGTACGGCTTTAGCTAACGGTGGAAACGTGCTTCAAGCTGTTGGAAGTTCTTTATTAGGAGCTTTTGGGGGAATTATGGTGCAATTAGGACAATTAATGATACAGACAGGTGTTGGTATATTAGCAGCTAAAAAGGCGCTTACATCGTTAAACCCTGCTTTGGCTATTGCCGGAGGGGTTGCTCTTGTGGCAGTTGGTAAATTATTTAGCTCAAAAGCTAAATCTATTGGTGGTTCAATGGGTAGCGGCGGTGGCGGCTCAACAAACAGCGGTAACAACTCTTATACACCATCGAGTACAATATCTACAGGGAGTAACGGAGGTTTTTCTAAAGGCGAAGTTGTATTTAAAATAGCTGGATATGATTTAATTGGAGTACTTAGCAATACTTTAGAAAAAAACAGCCGTTTAGGTGGCACTTTAGGAATAAATTAATATGGCAAAGAAAATAACAATATCATATACAAGTAATCCAGTTGCAAACGATGAGTTTAAGTATAAACTTAGACTTAACGGGGTGTTTATTCCATTTGGTAGCTTAACCGAAACTAAAATAACGTATCGTGCGCAAGGTACTGGTAATAGTAATCCTTACGGTGTAGAAATTCAATCTACATTAGACAATACTATTGAAAATACAGTTATATTCTTGCAAGGGCAATATAGCCACCCAAATATTGTGTATTCTAAAGTAGGTCAAACTCTTGAAATAGTTGTAAATATTGAGGGTGTTGAGGTTATAGATTTAGTCAAAACAGGAACATCATTTACGGTTGCAGAGGAAACAGTAGATTTTAATGAAGATTCAAATATTATCTATTTCTTTGAATACGATAATGTTGAGAATGTACGATACTCATGCAAAATTAGTAAGGTTGGTTTTGTTGGCGCACCTACAGAAATACAAGGCAAAGCAACGCTAACAAAAGGAAGCGTAAAAGACCACTTAGACACGTTTCGAGGCGGTGGCCTAGATATTGAATTAGAAGCTACTGAAAGCCTAAACTTATCCGACTTATACACCGAAGATGAGCGCACGTTTACCGTTCGTTTCTTTCTCGGTTCTACTTTATTATTTCGAGGATTTTTAAAACCTGATGGAGTATTTCAATCTTTTGTTGATGATAGATGGATTTTGAATTTAACTTGTATTGATGGATTAGGCGCACTTGAAAACTTATCTTTTGTTAAAAATAACGGATTGTTTTTTACTGGTAAAATGAAAGCTATCGATATTGTTTATAATTGTTTGAATAGAATAGGCTTACCGATGAAATTCAACACTTGTATTAACACCTATTATGATGGATTGACACCAAGTAACACACTTGACCCGCTAAGTACGATTTATTTAAGTGTTGATAGATTCATAAAAACAGACGACAGCACAATTATGTCATGCGAGGAGGTATTAAAATCTGTTTTGGATATATTTTGCGCTGTAATTACTCAAATTGATGGCGAATGGTATATTTACAAGCCAAATGAATTATACTCTACCAATTACCCTATTTTTAGACAATACAGCACTTTAGGAGTTTATACAGGAACTAAGCAAATAAGCATAGCTAATTTATTAGGTAGTCAAATAAATAACTTTTACCCTCATCATTGTAACGGTAATCAACAAATATCCATTAAGGGGGCAATTAGTGCTTTTAGGTTGGGGTATAAGTATGGTTTTATAAAGGGTATTTTACAGAATAGTAGTCTTAATCACGATGCGAACTTTGTTTATGACAATTGGACTTTAAGTGCTTTAGGAATTTTAAAAATGATAAAAGACCCTCTTAAAGTGAGTGGTTACGAATATAGCTCAGGAGTCGCTAACAATACGGGGGTTTTAATTACTTCGGATACTTTTGCCGTAGATGCTGGAATTACTTTGCAGTTAAAAGTGTCATTTAAGATAATAGGCTCAAATACTAGATGTAGATTTCGTGTAATAGTTGGGTCTTATTATTTGAAACAAGATGGCAGTTGGTCAACTACAAATTCATTTATAGAAGCCAATGTAATTGGTAGTGTTATTTTTGAATTAAACACATTATCAACACCAATTTCAGGGGCTATGTTTGTCGAGATTTTAGAAGCGTATAACCCAGTATTTCCCGCGACAGTTTACATAAGTTCGATAAATATTATAAATACGTTTCAAGGGGGGGGTAAAGTTGGAGAGTTTCACACCGTACAAAGACAAAATAAACCAAGTACTTTGATTAAAGCAAATAACACTGTTTACAATGGGGATAATGATATAATTGTTTATCTAGGTGCTATTTTTAAAAATGACCAATTAACGACTACATCGCTATGGTCAAGGGTTGGGTCTTTTGAAAAGTTCCCTTTGCTTAGAATTGCAGCAGAAGAAGAGCTAAGAATACAGCAAAAACCACTACAAATATTTACAGGCGATGCTTATGGTTATATTCCATACTTATCTATAACGAATATAAATAATGTAGGAGACAAATTTATGCCGATAGAATGGGAATATGACACGGTTAAAAACATCACTAAAGTAAAATTTTTAGAGTTGTATGCTGCTGAGATAAACGATATAGAGTACACAAAAACTTTTGATTACGGAAATACAGTCAAGCCTACAATTGTTGGTTAATTTTTGTATATTTGATAAAATTTAATTATTATGGATTTTTACAACGGAGAGGATAGGATTCTGTATATAAAAGTGAACGGCACTTACCTACCGATTGGTTGCCTTACTGAAAATTCATTTGAGGAGTCAACAGAGTTTTTAGATACGACAACCAAAGAAAATGCAGGTTGGAATACTTCACGACCTATACAACAGCAGTATTCGGTTTCTTTTAGTGGGATTCAAGTTAACTCAACGGTTGCGGGGGGAACGTTTACGGTTGCTTCCTACGATAAATTAAAAGAGTTTAAACGAGGTCGTATCTTATTAGATTGGAAAATAGAAGGGACTTTATACCCAGTAGTTGACTATGGTAAGGGTTATATAGGCACAATTTCAGAAAGTAATGTAATAGACGAATTTATGACATTTACAGGTAGTATCACAGGATTTGGAACACCTTTAATGGCTTCTAAGGCTTTGGTAGTTTTAAACAATGGAGACCCAACTGTTATTATAAATACAGGAAACACTAACGGCATAATACAAGTATAATGGCAATAAATCCAAACGATATAACAACGGTTAGAGTTGGGCAGTTACCAAGTGCGGTTTTTTCGGCTACTGACTTAATACCTCACGAGGTTGGGAATGATTTAAAAAAGGGGACTTTACAGGACATGGCTACATTTATAGCCACGTTAATTGCTTCTAGTGATGCAATTGGATTTAGAGCCGTAACCGTTTTAGATGGTCAAACATTACCTAGTGTTACAGCAGGAAAGAATGAATTTATTTTAGTTGGTAAAGGTACATTCCCGAATGTAGGCGGTGGCGCAACAATAACCACGACAGAGGAACTAAACGCACTTATAACAACAGGCACAAGTTGGAGCATAGGAGTTGAAATACCAATTGAGGCAACTGATAACGGAGGCGGTGGTGGTGCATCATTTCCAAAGCAACAATTCACTGCAAACGGTATTCAGAACTCATTCACTCTTAGTGGTACGGAATCAGCAAACGCAGTTTTTTGGAATGGCGCACTATTAAACGATGTCGATTGGACACAATCAGGTTCGACTTTAACATTAACATTCACACCAGATTCAGGGGCAATAATTAAAATTACATAAATCATGGCAGATGCACCAAACTTACAAAATCCAACGTTAGGGACTGTAAAATTAAAGAACAACACTAATAGCACTACAGCCGTAAAAGTAAACGTGCAAGAAGCGGATGGCTCTTTGAACACACGTGACAAAGAAATATTCACAGAAAACTCAGCAGGAGCAATAAGTGGATTTGCTATCACCAATAACGGCAATGGCACGGTTAACATTGCAAGCGGTTACGCATTACTTAGAGCAACGAATAACGAAAATGGAATTTTACAAAAATATCTAATCCCTGCCGTTACAAATTTAGCTTTAACAGATAATGTAAATAACTATGTAATAGTTCAATACAACGCAGGAAGTCCAAATATAGTAGTTGTTACCGACACTAACTTAATTACAACCACAAACAACACGCTTATTTATGTAGTTGCGAGATACGGAACGACTGTAAATTATTTGTATGCAGGAGAGCAAAATGTAGATAGTAACGGAAAGTTAAGACGTCGATTTCTAAACGTAGAGCCGATTAAACGTGCAGCAGGTGCGGTTATTGGGTTCACAAATAGAACGATTAACACTACTGATGGATTATTCTATGGGGGATTAACACCTTACACAACTCCATTATTAGGCGCAACATTTACAAATGCTTACAATAATGGCAGCGTATGGACTCGCCAAACAGCACAAACACAAGTAAATAATACCCAATACAATTTGAACGGGGTATTAACAGCAATGACAAACGGACGTTTTAGAACTGATTTCGTTTACATTATGGTAAACAATCCTAGTGTATTATATACCGTAATGGGTACGTCGCAAACTAACTCATTAGCCAATGCAAGGTTAGTAACTATGCCAAGTTCATTACCAGTTGAATTGCAAAGATTAGGAGTGTTAGTAGGTCGTTTGATTATTGGCACTAATAACGCAGCTATTACAGAGGTATCTAGTGCCTACGAAATTACCTTTAACGCTTCGACTGTAATAAACCACAACGATACTGGAAATATTCAAGGCGGTGCAGTTGGGGATTATCAGCACGTTACAACGGCAGAGAAAACTACTTGGAATGGTAAAATGGATAAATCCGTTTACGACACTACAAACAGCGGTATTGTTGATAGCGCTGAGGGTGTTGTGAGATTGGTATCGGCTCAGGAAGCAATTTCAAAAGGTGACCCCGTTTATGTAAGCACAACAGGCGACCCTACTTTTGTAATGCGCGCAAGAGCGGATAACGCTGCTAAAATGCCAGCTTTCGCGATAGCACAAGAAAATATAGCAAGTGGGGCAACAGGAAAAGTTACAGTAAACGGTTCAATTAGGAACTTAAACACAGGGTCTTTTACACTAGGTAAGAATTTGTATGTAGGACTTACAGGGGGTTTGACTTCTACTAAACCAACTACAAACGCACAACCAATAGGTATTACAGTTAGGTCAGGTGGGAGTGATGGCGTTATAGCAGTTGAACCACAGGCTATATTAGAAACTATTGTAGTTGACCAAACAATTATTGATGGTTCTACTAATGCAGTTAGTGGGAATGCGGTTTTTGATGGATTAGCAACTAAGGAGAATAAACTTGATGTTTCAAATTATGGGGCGGTTGGAAATGGTATAGCGGATGATACTTCATCCATACAAGCAATGATTAATGACGTAGGGTATTTTAAACTAAAAAAAGGAATTTATAAAATTACTAATAGTTTAACTATTCCAAATACAGCAATTGCTTTTGACAAGATTTATGGCGGGATTAATATTAGCGATTCTCAATTATTATGCGTAGGGATGTCTGGGAAACCTGCCATCAAACTAGCTACTAATTCCCAACTAGCTAGGTTAAATTTTGAAAACTTTAAAATATCAGGAGATTGTGAAAATGCTATAAATTTAACAACTTCAACAAACGTGTATAATACCACGTTCTCTAATTTAACATTAGAAAGTAACGGAGACTGCTTAGTAATGCGTAATGATTTTTCTTGTAAATTAACAAATGTACAAGTTAGCTCAATAAATGGACACGGTTTTAATGTAGATGGATTGTCAGCTGTAAATTTTGATAACTGCTATGCTCATAATGTAGGGGCAACCAAAGCAGGGTATAGAATCAAAGGTAGTTCTGTTTTAATAGGCTGTAATGGTATTGATTCAGGGGGAACTTGGGGGTGGTTTGGAGCTACAGTAGCAGATGATGGGTATGATTCTACTGCTAATATATCATTAATAGGGTGTAATATAGAAGATTATGACATAAGGGCTATATATTGTTCTTATCAATCTGATTTACACATATCTTCATCATATTTTATATCAAAAATAACGGGTACTTATTCTGAAGACATAAAATTTGCTACTACAAATAATACTGTTGTTTTAAAAAATAACACGCAAACAACAAAAGGCTCTACTTACACTTCTGCTTCAAGAATCGTTACTAATGGGTTTGTCGGTTTCATAAGTTCCAACAACGACGTCTTTGACGATTATTATGATATACCTGCTGGGATAGTGTACAAAATACCTTTAGAGACACTATCATTAGTTGCTTATGGAATAAACGCGTACAAAGTGCCTTTTTTTGATTGTGACAGAAATTATGGCTTTAACTTACAAAAACCAATAAATTGGACTCAAAATAATGCTAATTTTAACGCGCAAGGGCAAACAGTATTATATACGAATAATACAATACTAACATCTTATGACTCAGCTACAGGAGGTGTTGAAGGGCAACATTTATCTATTTTAATAAAGGATAATTTCACTAGAATTAATCATTTAAACGCAGGTGCAGGCAGATTTAAACTAAGTAAAACATCTAATGTTACTTGCGTAAGCGGAGAGATTTATAATTTCGTTTATGACGGTATACAATGGGTAGAATATAGTTACACTAATGCCTATTTACCATTAACGGGTGGGGTTGTGACAGGAAACATTGAAGCCTTACCTGCCACACTATCAAATCAAGTGCCTACGTGGGGGCAGGTTCAGGGGTTGGCTACTAGTGGTACTTATACGCCAACATTAACAAATTTAACTAATATTAGTAGTTTAGTTTTATCAAGTGCAGTTTATACTGTTATTGGAAATATTGTAACTGTTAGAGTTGAAGGTAGTTTTGACCCTATAACAGCAAGTACAATTACACAGTTTTCAATAACTTTACCAGTAATAATGTCTAACGCTTCGCAAGTTTCATTAGGTAGTGGGTCGGCTGGGTCTTTTGATTTTTTACCTGTTCTCGTTTCTAAAAATACAACAAGTCTAGTGATTGCTTATTTAAAATCATCAACAGATATAAGTATAAATCCTTTTTCAGTAACATTTACTTATCAAAAATAATTAACTAAAACAATAAACCAATGATACAACTAAAACCAACGCTCGCAGGATTTCCCCCAGAGGAAGTTACACAAATTTTAAAAAGAAAATAATGCTACAAACAACAATAGCACTACTATTCATAATGCTATCGGTATGGTATGCTGATTACTTGACTAAGGATTTTGTAAATGAAAAGACCTTATTGTTAAGAGTTAGCATTATGTTAGTATTGGTGTTGCTGTCAATGTGGGTTATTGATATTGTAGTAATTCCACAGACAAAACTATTACGTGATAGCACAAAAGATGAAATACTCGCAATGGTTAAGTATCTTTTTATTGGAATAGTAGTGCTTTATGTGTATAACGAAAAATTTAAACCTTAAATAAATAAATTATGAAAAACTGGAAAACCACACTAGGAAGTCTTATGACCGCAATCTCTTTAATACCTTCGGCTATAGCTGAATTGGGTTTGGCTGAAATGTCGCCAACAGTTCAGAAAGTGGGTATAGTTTGCGCATTTATATCCTTTATTTGGACTGGTTTAAAAACAAAAGACCACGATGTTACAGGAGGTATTCAAAGTATCGGAGGTTCACAATCACCACCTAAAAAAGATGAGAAGTAAACATATACTATTATTGTTATTAGTGCCTTTGTCAGAGATAAAGGCGCTATTTTACAATTCAGATTTAAAAGTTAGGTTTTCTTTATACTCAGAAGAAAAGAAATACTTATGTAATGTAGTAGAAGATTACTCTAATGTATTAATTTACGGAGTTTTGTTTTATTATTTTGCTTTCTCAAAACAAGATATTAATTCACGCAGAATTTGTGTATTTTTGTTTATATTAAATGCGCTAGATTTATTGCATTTTGGATTAATGGACTCATCAATTTTAGTAGTTCCAAAATTAGGCATTGCCTTCTTAATTTTTTACTTATGGTCGAAATCAGGGAAATCACTTTCAAATTTTTAGATGTTTTTTGGAGCTTAGTTTGTGGATATATATCAATCGATGTATTACCGCTTTTAGGAGGTGGGATGTCATACGCATTTAGTGAAATTGATAATGCAATTAAAATATGTTTGGCTTTTGCTGGTTTGATTTATTTTATTTTGAGAATTATTAATTACGGTTTTACAAGTTACATAAATTACATGATTAAAAAAGAGGATTTAATCAGAACAATACACAAGAATAAAGAATTTGATTTAAATTTAAAAGTAGCGGAAAGAATACTACCACCAATGCCAAACAAAAGAATAATACCAAATATTGAAGAAGAACCATATTTAAACGGACATAGCAAATGAAACTACACGAAAAATACAAATCATTATTCGAGCAATACGAAATAAATACACCGCTTAGAATAGCTCACTTTATGACTCAGTTAGAACATGAGTCTGGACTTAAGCCAATTAGTGAAAATCTAAATTACAGCTCGGAACGTTTAAAACAAATATTCCCTAAGTACTTCATATCAAAAGCCGATGCAGACCGATACGCAAGGCAACCAGATAAAATAGCTAACCGTGTTTATGCTAACCGTATGGGTAACGGTAGCGAAGTAAGTGGCGAGGGTTGGAAGTATCGAGGGCGTGGGTTTATTCAATTGACAGGAAAAGAAAATTATTATCGTTTATATGTCGATACAGATTTAGACGTAATTAAAAATCCTGATTTATTGTTAGAAGAACCAAACGCTTTAATTTCTGCTTTGTGGTTTTGGAAAACTAGAAAATTGAACGTATTAGCGGACAAAGACGATTTAGTGGGTATTCGTAAACGTGTAAATGGTGGTACTATTGGATTAGAACATTGTAAAACATTACTAAAAAAATATAAAGATGAACAATAAACAAGTTGACCCGAACATTATAATCGACGTAGCCACAGAGCTAATAAGCGATAAACCACCAACAACTAGAGTAGGTAGATGGTTAAGATGGATAAAAAAATTAAACCGACTACGAAATGGAGTCGGTTTAAAGATTAAAAATAAACAACAAACCCCAAATTAACCCCGCTAAAGGTATCCAACCCTATTTGCAAACCCAAATCATCATTAAAAGAATAAGTTGCATTTAAGCCTATCATGGGTTTGAACAGTAACTTATCTTTTTTATGGTAGTATTCGTTTCTATTTGGGTCTAAAAAGTTTGCATGACGTCCGTACATTGCAATACCAGTGTCGTAACTAAATTGCACGTCTCCAATATAACCAATTTGACCTACTCCATACAAAGTAAACCATTTTTGAGTAGTGGTCGATACTTTGTTTTTCAAATCGTAGGCATTAATAGAACCGGTTGAGAATTGCCCTAATGCTTTTGATTTCTCGGTAGTTCCTGAGAACCCGAACCCAAAGGATTGATTTATTAAAATTTCAGCACCTAAGGCTTCATTTGAGCCGTAATAGAAATTAAAGTTTGTTTGCC